ATGTCATATAAATTCTTGGGGACGTTTTTCTTCTGGCCGTAGTCATACAAATAATCCGTACCTAATACATACTTACCTCCATAAACAGTTTCGTTATTCATGAAAACTGGCTTACGATCGTATACAGATTCTCTTGGCGCCTCGTAACTATCTCCTTTGTAATAAAAACCTGCATTTCCAAAACGAGATTCTTTATTCTCGTAAATCATGCTGTCCACTGACTTATATTCAAACTCTAATACTTGAACAGAAAACTCATCGTATCCATATTTGTTTTGATTTGCAGCATTGTCATACCAGGTGCTCATAAAAGCATTTGGATCATTACCATACTTGTTCATTACAGTTTTTGCTATCTCTTTATACTGAGCCTCAGTAAATTGACTGCCAGCGGTTCTTTTTAATTCAGAGATGCTAATTCTTTTAATGTCCCCAGCGTAAACAAGATCGTCTAAGTTTGGGTCAGTAGTATAAGAGTGTAAAAAATATGCTGGATCAACATAATTAGTTTTAATGCCATAGTTAGGATCATTCTCTCTTTTAACTACGGCTACCCCGCATGTCACTAAGTCTTCGACAGAACGACGAAAAACTTTCTCATCAAAGTCATTCCATGTTAACGTAAGTTGAGCGGCTAGTTGAGCAGAAACCTCAGCATCTGTTTTTACATTGGTGTCTAAAAATATCTCTGTCTCTTCTTTTGTCTGTGGTAAATCATCAGGATTCACATCGGTTTCTAATCCCGATTGTTTGGCATCCCTTAATAAATCAACATTCTCAATACGAACTATTGTTCGTTTTTTCTTAATGTCTTTTTCCGATTGAGATAACGGGTCTACCGCCTCTACCTGGGGGTAGGGCTTTTGCGACAATATTTTATTTACAACAATTTTAGCGAACTTAGGAACAATAGGTACAGGGGTGTAGTCCAATGTTAACAGTGTGCCGTCTCCATTATTTGCATTGATGGAGTTTAATATTTGTCGGTATATCTGTGTGTCTTGAGTTCCGTTTGCATAAGCCCTAGATGTCTCAAATGAATTGAACCTCTTTCCGTAAAGATTGTTAGTGCTGTCGCTGCCCATCCACTGTGCGTAAATGGCCTTTGCCCAAGCAAGTCCGTAAGCCTGCGTGAGTTTTTCTTCGGTTGGTGCTAGAGCATCTGGAAATGTTGAATAACCATTTGCTGGACGACTTTGTGACATAGATCTATAAAAAGATGGTATATAGTTAACTTATGCAAATATAAGTTAAATACTAGCCGTCGAGAGGGGCGGCGATGTAAGTGCCTTTTAATCAATGGCTGTTTGACCCACTTCTTTCTTTGAAAGCACTTTATTTATTTTAATCTGATGCTGGCCCTTGTAAGTTTTAGCAAATAGTCTTTGTTTAAGTGAGGTCATAGAATGGGTTGCATGAATCATAATATCTTGAGGGTCATCATACTTAGATACACACCATTGTTTACTTACTGTATACGGAAGTTGTTTCTTTTTTTTAGGATAGAATTTTCTATATCCTACCTCTAATATCATGTAATATATTGGTTCGCTTTTCATCTTAAAATTACTTTACCTGTTCGAAACCACTTCTTATCGTTGTAGTTTGTTTTTACTACTGGCTTTATATTTCCTTGCGCCGCCAGTAACGCAAGACCGCTAGAGATCGTTAAGTCAAACTTTGTTCGGTCATCAATCCTATAATTTATCCAATCTTCTAATGTTCTTTGAAAAGGCATACGCCCCATTTCAATAGACTCTTCATTTAGCCCTACATGAGAATGTATGTACGCTTCTATTGCTTGAGCATGAGCCTGTATTATCTCCTGGGAGTTTGAAGGTATTCCTTTTGTTTTTGTTTTCGAGCCGAAGCCAGATCCTAAGTGTGCAGGTCTATCTAGAAGATAATGATCATAACCCCTTGTCTCAAAGTATCTTGCAATACCGTATTTGTTATTCTCTATAAGAACAGGGTAGCCATAGAACCTTGCAGCCATTAATATATCTTCATAGAATATTTTAGCCAAGGGTGGACGGCTAGCATATTCAGCAACAAACATATTAGCAGGAAACTCAGTAGAAAACTTATTGTAAAAATGACAAGCACCTTTAGATCCTCGACCATCTACAGTCGCATCTATATCATATGAGTCTACCCCGGCACAACCTAGGAGTTTGTTTTCGGGCCCGTTTTTATTTCTCATGTGACTAGGAGGTAGCCATCCAATCCTCCATCTTCCGTTAGGATCTGGCGCAAAGACTACTTCGGAGTCTTGCTTTCCACCTTTCCAAATAAAATTACCTATGACTATTGGAGATGGGTAGAGTTCATCATTATGTTGTATTTGCTCATAGATCTTTTGAACATTAAAGACTGAAGACTTAGCGCTGTCTCTGAATGCCTCTTGCTCAGTAAATGGAAACTGTCTTATAACTTCGTTTAATTCGTAGTTGTCATCAACCAATGCTTTTCTCTCATTCTTTAAAAAAGTCTTAGCCCCTATTGTTATCATATCTCCATCTATTCCTTCTACGGGACTTTCTGGATCGTTTACTACAGGTATACCATACTTGTCAAAGAAGCCCTCTAAGGCTTCGTAAGCGGGTACAAAGACACGATACAAACCACTCTTGGTTCTGTCGTTTTCATTTCTATCCTTGGGGTCACTATTGTAAACTAAATTTTTAAAGTTAGAGCCTCCTTTGTCTAATGGGTTAACCGTACTCCCCACCAATGCCTTACCGACAATTCTTCTCCCCACAAGTAAACAAGTTCTATGTATTCTCCAAGACTCTCTAATGTCTGTAGGCTTTTCCCATTTGCCCGCTTCGTCCATGTAGAGTATGTGAAGTTTCTCTCCGTCGTATGCGTTGTTAGTTGTGTTCTTCCAGTTAATAATAGTATTAAGGGCCTCACCTTGCACGGAGGTTTTATTCTTTTTGGTTATTCTCTTTGACGGCTCTCTAAACGCTAATTCCATTCTGGGATTAGTTGTTCCATCCTGGATAGGTTTAAAGAAAAAAGGATAAGACCTATAGATCGGTACAACCTTTTTCATGAATATATTTTCCTGAGCATAAGATCCTGTCTTAGACATTATACCCAGAAGTTTATCTTTTACTTGAGTTGCTTCTCCGGACAAGAGTGAAGAACTCATCTGAGTATATCCAGAACGTCTACACTTAGTATATACTTGACCTAGGCATCGTGGGTCTCGGAAGCAGGCTTCCATATGTATGAATAGTTCCTGTTGGAACCGCAAAAAACTGGGGTATCCCACATCAATCTTGGACCACTGTAGGAAGAAGTAATGATGCCCTGTGATATAAGTCGGTTCCCCATTATTGTAAAACCATACTCCGTTTCTTCTTCTTTCATATTCTGTTTTTATATATGATTGATATTTCTTTCTAAACTCATCTGGAGTCTGAGACCATTCGTCCATAGACCGTATAATAGCCAGGTCACTTGGAAGTTCCTGGCGCCTCCAGTATTGATCTTCTTTTTTTAAGTTATGAAAAAGTATTTTGTTTTTAGAAGGAGCCTTTGGCAACTGAATAGAAAGATCTCCTACCTCAACTATTAATCCTTCAGAGTTGTCAGGGCAGATATTTACTACAGGCTCTTCCCTTCCTTCTATTTCTTTTAACGTGCTCAACGCTTAGAGTATTGTTCCGCAAATCCGCTTGAGTAATCTTTAGCACCTTCTATAGTTCCATCTTTGGTTAGGCTATTGATAATAGCCGTAGTCTTCTCTATCTCTATAATAAGTTCTTTAGCATCTACCGCTGTTTGTTTAATCGCTTGAAGTTCTGCTTTGCGTTGTGAACCAGAAAGTTCATTATCAACAGGCTTTTTTATTTCTTCTATCATGTTGTGTACTGCTATCTGCATAGAAGAACGCAGATTCTTAGCCGTCGCGATGTTGTCGTACTTACTCTTGGAGCGTGCCATGAATTGCGTCTACTATTGTTCTATATACCTTCTCTCCCTCGACTTCCATTTCATAATCTGACGAGTCTCGAATCCAACAAGTGTCTCCAACACTCAACCCTATCTCTTCAGCAACCCGACTTGGGTATTTCAATATACCATATTTTTTTCCATCATCATAATTCTTGTCGTCTAGAACTAATTGTATTACAGATGACTTAGGCTTTACTGGCTTCCATGGATCTAAAAATAACCACTTACCTAGCGTATGTATCTGATTATCATGACTATACGCAAATGCTTGATTTCCGAAGTGATCCCACTCGTCATAGACAACGTAATATAGTTTCTCTTTATAATCTACTATTTGACCACGAGGACCTTTTGTTTCTTTTAATTCCTTGCCATCATTCCCATCCATATGATTGCCACCAAGAACTACATTGTGATGAAAGTATAACAAGTCTCCTGGCTGTGCGCCTGTATTATATTTTTCTGGAACTGCTACTATTTCGGCAGAAGAAACTCTATTCTGAAACTCGTTCCACTTAGAGTCAAGATACATTTCTTGATCACCAACTTTAATCGTGTCTTTTACTGCCTTCGGTATTTTTACTATGAAATGATATAGTGCTTTCATGAGAACACGCAATCATGTTCAACAAGACAAGGCATACCCTCTACCGTCTTCCAAAGCATAACGCCATCTTGATCATTCTCTATGTATATCAACCAACGGCTTATACCGTACTTGGCCATACATTTCTCGTCTTTTATTATTGCATGAACTTTACTTACCCCTGCCTTTTGACCAACGTAATAAGCCATGGCGTCTTTAGGGTTTTGCCCTACTACTATCTTTCTTATAAGATCCACTTTCTTTTACTTTAAATTTAATTCTATGGATGATTAACAAAACTAATGCAAAATCATTTATTATCGTCAAGCCAGTAGTCTAAAGAAGATGTGTCTCTTTTTTCCCCTATAGATATAAAATAATCTTGTACCATCGCTTGCGTCATTGTGTGTATCTCTGTGGGAGACTCAGCATGAAAACCTGACATATGTTCAACCTTTGAATGACCATCCATATCTTCACTCATAGGTCTTAATAAAGCAAAGCAGTAACAAGCCATGAAGTCATCTTCAAGGCCATTTTCTTTTACAATGTCTGTAATCTCTTCAACCTTATCTTTGATTTGAATAAAGGTTTCTACTCTTATTTTATTTTCGTAATCCTCCTCCATAACGTATCCTAAGTTACGCTATCTGAGTTATTATACAATAAGAGTTAGTTGTGTATGACGCGGCTGTTGAAGATTTTATGTTTATAGAAAACTGATCCCCTGCGCTCAACTGTCTTGTGGCTGTAAAACTTATAGCATCTAAAGCATTTGCATTCATTGTCCTATTTGCCTTTTGAAGAGACTGCGTATTTCCATCATCATGTATTTCTACTTCCACATCTGGAGTTCCTGTTGAAGAATTTATTTCCATACTCACCTCAAACTTATAAGTACCCGAAACATCAATTTGAACCTGATCTCTTACGGCTGCACTGTCTTGCAATTGAATCTGGTTGTCTGTGGAAAATCCTGCACTAGAACTCTTTCCTACACCATCTGTAATAGAAGCCCAAGAAACATTTGCACTTGAAGTTGCCATAGAAGTAGCAGCATTTGCTACCAAAGACATTACAGGTAA